ACAATTAAAAAAGTTTACGAGGGAGTAATGTATAACCCTCAACGTGATAAGAAATATCAATATGTTGTCTGCTCAGATAATGATATTTTCTACACCGAAGACTTTGAAGTTAATCCAGGTATTGTTTGGCGTTTCCAAAAAACAAATGCCGATACATATGGTCGTGGTCCGGTAATGGATGCGTTGCCTTCTATTATTAGCTTAAACGAATTAGCACGTATTGAACTTGCTGCTGCTAACTTAAATACATTCAAGCCATACATGGCATTCAACGATGCAACATTCAATCCAAATACATTTAAATTACAACCAATGACGATTATTCCAATTGCTCCACTAGGTAGCTCAGGACAACCGCCATTGATTCCATTGCCCGACACATCTAATCCTCAATTTAGCCAATTGACGATACAAGATTTGCGTATGCAGATTCGGAGTTTGTTGTTTGCAGATTCTTTGATTCCAACTGACACCAAACAACCTGTAAGCGCAACTCAAATCATGATACAAAACCAAACCTTGGCAGAACGTATCGGGCCTTTATTTAGTCGTTTACAACAAGAATTCTTGTGGCCAGTAATCGAAAGATGTAGTTACATTCTCGATAAAATGGGCTTATTACCCTATCCACAAATTGATAGAAAGATGATATCATTTGTATATCGGTCGCCACTAGCTTTAGCGAAAGGACAGGAACAGATTGCTAGATTTACTCAGTTCTTCCAATTGCTGCAAGGTATAAGCGGACCAGAAGCTGCTCAAATTTTTATTAATCCAATGGAGTATCCATACTTGTTAGCTGATTTAATGCAAATCGATAACAGGTTATTAAATGCTCCGGCAGAGGTTGCGCAAGTTATGCAAGACCAACAAAATAAAAGAAATGAACAGCAAATGATGATGGAACAACAGGCTCAACAGGCCCCACTACCACAGGTGTAAAATGACTGAACATAATCCACATATCGAACCACAGAATTATTATGAAAACTATACAACAGCAGAAAGCCAGCAATCAGGAACACCACTTGATGAGCTCTGTTGGAATGTATTCAACACAACTGACGGGAAAAAACTTTTAGAAATTATCAAAGAAAAATTTTTAATCGCTCCAACCCCTGGACCAGTTGATGAAAAATACCCTCACATGTGTGTATTCTATGAAGGTTATCGTGAAGCTTTAAGACAGATTCTTGGTAGCGTGCAAAGCTATCAAGCGAGAAAAGACCACGAGGCTAAACAGGCAGGTGTTTGATGAGCTTTGATACTATCTCTGCAACAGTTGAAGATATGGCGGCACAAGATGCCGCTTTATCAAATACTCCAGAACCATCTTGGTGGCTTGATGACAATACTCCCGGTGTCGGTGAACGCCCTGACTGGTTGCCAAGCCAGTTTAAAAAAGCGTCTGATGTAGCTAAGTCTTATGCTGAATTACAAAAACGTTTTGGTGAAGCGCCTAATGAATATTCATGGGAGGCCGGCAAAGGATGGATTGAGCCCGACTATGAGCCATTCCAAGAATTAGCGCAATTTGCTAAATCTAAAAGAGTACCACAAGATGTAATGGATAAAATGCTAAGCACCGTAGGAAAGTACCTTGATGAATTTGGTATAGACTACGAGGCTGAAAAAGCTGCTCTTGGTGAAAACGCTGACCAGAGACTGGATGTATTGAACAACTGGGCTAAAAGCAACTTATCGGAATCAGCATTCCAAGCACTTACAAGCAACTTAAGAACTGCTGATGCTGTATTAGCACTAGAAGAATTGAGGTCAAAAATGTTAGGACAAAATACAATGATACCCGGCAATGAGCAGGCTCAATCTGATGGAATTTATAATCTTGAAGATTTACAAGCAGAGCTAACCAATAATATTGGTCGTTACAAAACAGATGCTCGATACAGAAAAGAAATTACCGAAAAGATTGAAAGATTGCAAAATAACAAATAAATCTTTATTATAAATACAAGTGTCCAGTTTTCTGGTAAGTTGGATAACTTGTATTTAACCCGGCCCGAAAGGATAACCAGAACAAAATTACAAGCCCAATTTAAAACGAGTTGTTTTCTTTAACTTTTTTTAAGGGGCATAAAATGTCTATATCTTTAACTAATGTGCAACAGATTGAGTTCGATGCACTTGTAAAAGCAGAATACCGTTCGCAAGGTTTCTTACTCCGTGATTCAGTACGTATGAAATATGACGTAATTGGTGCGCAAGTAGAATTCCGTAAAGTAAACCAAGTTATCTCTGTACCAACCGCTTATTTAGCTGCTGTTACCATTCAAGATCCTGGTTACAACAAAGCATTATGTACTTTACAAAAATACACCACGCCAACCGCAGTAGACGAAGTACAAGAGCTAACCGTAAACTTTGACGCTAAAATGGAAAACGCCATGTTAGTTGCTCAAGCTATGGGCAGACGTTCTGACCAAATCACAATCGATGCAGTTACCGCTGACGTTGGCGATACCATTCCTGATGGCGGAACTAACTTCAACTACGAAAAATTCACACAATGTTTGGAGTTTTTTGACAACAACGCTGTTCCTTTAGCAGAGCGTTTTGTTGCAATGTCTGCTAACAACTTCAAATCATTGATGCAAGATGATCAATTCGTTTCTACGTTCTATACCAAGAATGACGTAATTGACCGTGCACGCATTCGTGAATACTTAGGATTCAACGTAGTCGTTATTCCTCAGATGACAGAAGGTGGCTTGCAAAAAGTTGGTAACATCCGTACCGCATTAGCATGGCACAAAATGTCTACTGGTATGGGTATCGGCATGAACTTCCGTACCGAAATCAACTACATTCCACAGAATACCTCTTACTTAGTAAACGGTGTATTCTCTGCTGGCGCTGTAGTAATTGATAACCGCGGTACGTTAGCAATTGAATGTGACGAAACAGCCTAATAAGGGGAATTAACATGGCTTTTAATGATTCAAGATTTACTCGCCAAACATTGGCGTTTAACAGTGGACAAGTCGTATTAGATGGACCAACAGATACTAACGGACCAGCAATTTTCAGTTATGCATCAAGTGACAATATTGCAACAGTCACAGCAGCAAATTATTTTGCACCAGCAGTTTATGACTTAGCAATTGGTGATGTATTAATAATTGAAGCCAGCGATAGTAACGGCATGTATGTCGTTGATGCTGTTAACCGTACAGCCGGTACAATTACTATCGTTAGTTTTGGACCAGTTGGCACAGTTGGAACAGCTAATCTACAAAACGGCGCAGTAACTGCTATTAAACTTGCTAGTGATGCTGTTGAAACTGCTAAAATCTTAAATGCTAACGTAACCTTAGCAAAATTGGCCTCCGGTATTGCCCCAAGCCATGTTGTTAAGTACGCAGCACAAGTAACAACTGTGGGCGGTAGTGCTACAGAAGCGTTTACCGTAACCGGTGTTGCAGCAACTGACTTAGTATTTGTACAAGTTAAAAATGATGGTACAAACAATCGTACAGTATTATCAGCAGCAGCTACACTAAATACCATTACTGTAATCTTCTCTGGAGACCCAGGTGCAGATTTAGTATTGTATTATCAAGTTCTAAGAGCTGCTAGTTAATTAAGGAGAACGGGCCATGATTACAAAGACCTCCATTATTTCTAATGCGGTCACACAATTGGGTCATGCGCCCGTTGTCTCGCTGATAGACCAAGATGAACTTGTTGTCGCTGCTGAACAAGCTTTTGATATGCTATTACCTAGCAAATTAGCAGAAGGGAACTGGAGATTTGCAACAAAGATTGAACAATTGTCTCAATTAGTTGAGGTCGTTCCACCACCCTATAGAACTGTATTTCAGTTACCAAGTGGATGGCTAAAAGTATTAAAAGTCTATCCAAATACTTATGACTGGAATATTTTTAATAACGATAGAATATATACTTACTTTGAAGGCCCATGGTTTATGGAGTATATCTATCAACCAGACGTTTCACGATTACCAGCGCATTTTGTTAACTACTTTGTTTATGAAATTGCAGCTTACTTGTGTTTAAGTAATGCTGAAAAAACGGATTACTATCAAGCAATTAAAGCTGAGGCCATTAGACAGCAAGGCATGGCATTGGCAGTAGATTGTCAAAATCATCCTCAATTCACACAGGTCGATTTTCCTGTATTGGGCAACCGTTATATTGGCGGTGTTTATCCAAACTCTATTAACTAAGGATAGCTATGCCAGAAGTTACATGGTCCCAAGATGAATTTAGCGTAGGTGAATTAAGTCCTTTGATGTATGGTCGTATTACGGTTGACAAATATTATAAAGGCGTTAAGAAAGCGCGCAACACAATTACCTACCCCCAAGGTGGGATTGGTAAAAGATTTGGCACTATTTATAGAAACGAGATAACAGGAGTTACAGACTGGAGAGATATTTTCTTTGAAACCTTTCCGTATCTTAACGAATGCGTGTACTTGCTTGCCATTGTTTCCGGTGCAATTAAAATCTATCTAGAGAATGTTTTAGTTGCAACAGTATCAAGTACACTACTAACAAGTGACGTTGTTCGAAATGCAGACTGGACAGTTATTGATAATCTGTTTCGATTAACTGCTGCTACAATAAGGCCACAAGACATAGTTCGTAGCTCAACTAACACAACAATTAATACTGGTGCTGGTATTGTCAGCAATCAATTCACATTAACTG